TCTTCAAATTAGGTGTAATTTGTCTATCAAGAAAAAACTGTGTTGTTCTGCCGGTGCTGGTTTTGTTAGGTATAGCAAGATAGCTATCCCTACTTATTCTACTTATAGCAAAGTCTACACCGTCTCTGCGAACAACTGCTGATAATATATCAATCACATCTGTGCCTAAAGAGTACTCAGTGTCAGCAGCTGTGACAGTCTGTGTTCTTTGCTCAATAGTCCATTGGTTTAAACCACGGTTAGCCCATTCAGCTAACATAATATTTAAAGATCGTCTAGCACTTGTCAGATCATAGCCTGTTCTTACTTCAAGGCCGCATCTTTCATACGCTTCCTCAATATATTCTGCTACATCTAATTCAAAATCGGTTGATGAGGAAGTTGCCATATCTAATCCTTATATAAGTTATCAAACGTCACCTTCGGGTCCATATAACTATTATCACATTCTGCATTATGAATCCACTGACTTGGTTTAAAATCAGGGGCACCTTGTCCTGTTTCCCATAATGCAGGGCTGGTTGCACGAACCCTGTTGTTAGGTAATGCTACTATATTTCCAGTCCATTTACCAGCATCTGTTAATTCAATGACATGACTTTGTTTATGTTGAGCAGGATCGTCCGCAATATCAGATTCTGTATAATCAACTGTAAACAAATATTTACCTGTATAGAACTCGCCGTCTATCTTACATTTCCAAGGACTAGAACTGGTTCTATCAAACTTAATAACTGAGTGATAATGAGAGCTACAATCCCAAGGTTGCACTAAATGAACAGGCATAGGCTCTGGCCATTCTTCTAATGGTGTGTCCGCAACGAGAGCTGCGATAGGCATCCTCGCCCACATAGCACCGCCGTTGATGTTTTGACTTTCATCAAAGTCTGACTCACAACCAGTAAATATCATTTGAAAACTTAAACATCTGTCAGGAACTGTTGTCACTGCAATAGCCATCGCGTGTAAGTAATCACCATGATGTTTTTCATGGTTGTGAGTATATTCTCTTCGCACCCAGCATTTAAAATGCGGGATGTTGCTTTGTAAATAAGGCATAGATTAAGCTCTACCACCTCTTCTCATTTTTTTAATAGCTCCGCCTTTGGCAAAACCTTTTTTCTTCATGCCTGCTGCACCGCCGCCCATCATCTTTTTAACAGCTCCACCTTTAGCATAACCTTTCTTTTTCATACCAGCAGCTCCGCCACCTCTCATTTTAGCAAAGCCTTTTTTCTTCATACCGGCTGCACCACCGGCCATCATTTTTTTTACTGGTTTCTTTTTTTTAGCAAAACCTTTTTTCTTCATAGCCATTTTGATCTCCTTTATGCTCTAACAGCTCCTGTTGTTTGTTTTCTTCTATTTGCCATGACAACGCCACAACCCCTTGCTACAACACGCCTTGGTTTTAATTTACCATTATACGGGCGTTTTGCTTTTGTTTCAGGTACACGACCACCACTGCTCATCTTAGTAACCTTTGCGGCAGGTGTATTACCCACAACTGTTTTACCTTTTGAGCCTGCCTTTTTCTTTTTTCTAGCAGTAGAAGCTCTTTGTGATTGTGTCAAACTATTTGCTTTTGCTCTTGGTAAACAACGATCAGGGTTCTTCTTGTCCTTTGACGTCCCACATTTTCCCTTGATTTTCCCATCAGTTCCTATGCGAACCCAATCTTGTTTAAGCCAATTTTTCAGAGCACCCATTACTTACCCTTTCTTTTTCCGCCTTTTGCACCCTTGGCATAATTAGGGTCTTTACAATATTTAGATGCGGCAAGATTAGCATAAGCACTTGGATATGTATCAAAAGTACGTTTAGCCCAAGCTTTGCCTTCAGGACATATCTTACTGCCCTTGCTCTTCGCCGCCCCACCTTTTTTAAAGTATGTGACCTTTGGCTTAGATGGTTTGGGTCCAGTTCTAACTGCTGATCTCATGCTTGCCTCGCTTTCCTTATTTGTTCTTTACCTTTTTTAAATATACTAGCCACTTCTGTTTTACCCATAACTTTGGCTCTTTGTTCACCAACTGTCAAGATTTGGATTTTTCTTGCAAAAGGTTTTTTTATTTTTTTTACTTTAGCTACTGTTGCTCTAGCATCAGCAGGAGTAGCAAACTTTATACTAACCGTATCTTTAGGGTTCTCGTCAGTATATAAACGTCTGCCAGAACCTTTTGGTTTTTTTCCCGTTCCAATTTTAGGATCTTTTTTGCTTCCCATTTTTCTTTGCCCTGCTTGGTAATAAACCTTTATTTACAGCTCTTGCTCTTTCACTAAACCCAAGTTTTTGTTTATTTTTTATTTTTCTTTTTATTGTTCCTAGTCTTGCTACCATTTTTTAACAACCCTATTAGTGTTTTAGACTGACCTGCGTGTGCCTTTGAAGCTTTTTTTAACTTGCCCGCAACTGTTTTTATTTTGCGTTTTGCTCTACCTGTTAATGCCATTAATTACTCATCCCTATAAATATTGAAATTATACCAACTAACTGCAACACAGCACCTAATATAATAGCCCATATACGAGCGTCAATTTTGTCTATTTGTTTTTGTAAATGATTAAGATGATTGCTTTCAAGACGGTCCATGCTGTCTTCTAATATAGCCATGCGCTTGTCTAAATCATGCAAAAAATCTTTTTCTCTTTTAGTAGCCATCAACACTTCCACCTTCTTCTAGCCTGCCTTAGTCTGCTATTAGGATTAGCGGCGGCCTTTGGAAACTTTTTCATTTGACCCGCACTCCTAGCACAAAAAGACTTTCTTCTTTTAGCGTCCTTACTGCCTTTTTTAACTTTACCCGTTACAGCAGTTTTAAGTTTACTGCCGGGGTTTGCACGGCGATATGCTTTAACTCCAGCTTCAGTCATTCCCGCCCCAGCTTTTGTAGGGCGGAAGTTTTTTTTGTTGCGCGGCGGCATTTTTGATTTACGCCTAGTCACAGATCACCTAGTTAAAGAAAAAAGTCACTGCTGTGATATTTGTTAATGTTCCAACAAATATATCACTAACTCTTATCCCTTCAGCAGGGATGTTAACAGAGTGTGTATCAGAAGCGTTAAAATCTAAATCTAAGACTGTAGCACCTCCGGAACCATCTGTAACGGTTAGCCTTGGGGTTCCAGATGCAGTTTTTAATTGTATCTGTCTAATTCGAGCAGGACCAACAGCGAGCGAACCCGTGCCAGTAATCCGTTTCGTCCTTATATCAGATCCGGCCATTTATATCTCCTATTACTGGTCAGCGAAAGCTGGAGCGTCTTCAGAGACTACGTTACCCCAAATGTAGTAGTTTGTGCTATCTTTACCTACTATATTTATTTCCATGCTACCAAAATCAGTTAAGGTTAACTTAGAGTTAGAACTACCGTTCGCATAAACGCTCACATTGTCAGCGTTTGTATCTAAGTGCTGTACATTACCTAAGAAAAAATTTGAGTTACCCGGAGTAACAATAATTAAATTTTCTGCTTCCTCCGCAGCTCCTGCGTAGATAAATTTAAAAGTAGCTCCTGCAACTGGGGCTGGTAGTGTTATTGTTCTGTTAGATGCGAGCGCTGGAACTGCAAGAACTCTTCCGCTATGTGTTGCGTTATCAAGAGTTTTGTCTTCATCTCCTAATGCAACCGGTGCATCACCCATAGTGATAACTTCTGTAATTGTTCCAGTGGATGCGTTCTTACTTATAGTTTTAATTGTGCTCTCAGATCTGATTGGACCTGAAAAAGTTGTATTGGCCATGTCAATCTCCTTGTCTTGGCAAATGTCGAAGTTAATTCTTCGTCAAGGTAATTTTAGTATACATAAAAAAAACGAGGACAGCAAGCACTGTCCTCGTTTTGTGCGAAATGCAAAATTATTTATGCACCCGGAGTTGCAAATACACATCTCCAGTCTGAGACACCAAAGCTGTATCTTTCTCTAGCTTTGAACCTCATGTTACCTGTGTCAAAGTCGCCTTCCATAGCGGTTTTGATTGGTGAACGGTTGAAGTATTTAAAACCGTTTGGAGCATCTGTTTTAATGAAAAACGCATCTGTATCAGTTAAGAAATGGTTTACAACTGCACCTTCTGGTAGCATACCCATGTTCTTAATTGCGTTTGCATCGTTGTCAGAAGTTCCAACTCTTAAATTACTGTTCATGATTCTTTCGGCAGTGAACTGTAATTCTTTTGGAATTATTAACTTCATGCCTCTTACAGCGATCTTCAAGCCTCTTTCATCTTTGAAACCTGCAATATCAATCAATGCCTGCTCTAATGATGTCTCATTTAAGTCAGAAGCCACTGATAAGATGTTGCTCTGATTACCATTAATAGTCGGGTGTGAAGCAGACGCTAATGCAGCACCGTCGCCGATTGCACTTGATGTACTAAAAGCATTGTTCAATATGGCAGCAGCTTTAATCTGCTTAGTTTGTGCCATAGATCTAGCTAATGCTTTTGTATATCTACTTGCAAGTCTATCATAAAGATTATCTTCAATAGCCTCTTCTGTGATTGAGAAAGCTAAAGCGATAGTCTCATGTGTGTATCTTGCAGTAAATGTCTCTTGTGCATCGTCAAAACTTACAGCTCCACCTTCTGACTTAGTAGGTGCAGTTGAGAAGCCTGCTAACATCACTTCTTCTTCAAACGCTCTATCTGATGATTCTTCTTCAAAAATCTCAGCATGCTCGTTTTCATACCTGTCGTATTCAAGCCCAAATAAGGCGTTTAGACCGGGCTCTAGCTCTTTCGCTAGTTGTGCTCTTGATATAGCCATACTCTATTCTCCTTATATACCAGCATTGTCTGCTGTATTAACAGCAGCTGCAAAGCCTGAGTTAAAGTGTCCTAGAAGACGCACAATATACTGATGACCCACGGCTGAGTAATCTGTATTTCCTTCGTCTTCGTACAACCCTACAATTCTAACATCCAAAGTACCTGTTGTTGCAGCTGTTGAAATGTCAAGCATATCAGTGGATTGACCTGTATTGGTGCTACCATTATTAACACTTGCCATTGAAGCATTTGCAAAAACATCTGCTAAGGCTGTCGCTCTATTTGTGTTAGTTCCATCTGCAACAACAGTGAAGAGTTGCATTGGATTGTCATATACAAACGCCTTAATAGGAAAATTTGTATCAACACTGACATTGTTTGATCCCGGCCAAAAGTTTTTAAATGTTGTCTTTTTTGTGCCTGAGTCGACATATTCAACACCATAAAAAACTCCTAACGGGCTGACCGCTTGGTCGGTTATGTCTATGACACCCGCCGCAGTAGGTATAACAATGCCACCTTGATAAATAGCATTTGTATTGTTTGACGCAATTTCGTACTGTGTTGCACCAGTAGTGTTAGCGGCAGAACCTGTTAAACCTATTGGACGTAAACCATAGCCACCTGATAAATTATTAGCCATTTAAGTCTCCGATTAAGATTAAAAGTTAAGATTTTTTTCCTCCGAATGATACGCGAGACTGACGATCTGGTCTACTAATGGTCATAGTAGAGTGAGCATTTTCTCTCATCATATCCTGATCCACAGCTTCCATCTGATCTGCACTTCTTTCGTTAAAATATGCAGTTCTTTCAGCAACTATTTCTAAGGGTATGCGAGCTAAAACCAATCCACCGACTCCAAAAACTCCTTCGTACTTACCTCCATCGACTACTGGAGCTTCAAAATCTGGATATTCATCTTTCCTTACGAGCTCCCAACCTTCTCGTAATTTAGCTGAAACATTTTTGGTATCATTGAAACCTCTTGTTTCTGCTCGTATCCAGCGATGCTTGTAGCCATCAGGGGCTGGTGGTGCGTCTAACATAGACGGTGGAGCCCACGGTTTTCTTGCAGCTGTCTTTTCTCTTGTGTTTGATGATCTAGGAGATCTCGAAATAGTCTTATCAAACATTTCCTTTTGGTTTTCCATATCAATTACTCCTTCACATATTTTGCGTACTCTGCGAGAGGAACGCCAAGTTTTTTCGCAAGTGCAACTTGCCTATTAGTAAGTTTTACCTGCCTCTTCCCACTACTGCGTCCAGTTGTTCTTGACGCAGAGGCAACATTCTGGACGACTTTTTTGCTCTGTGCGCCGTTAGCAAACTTATGAGGAAACTCATCCCCCATACGTTTGTCTAATTCAGTATAGTATTCATCGCTCTTAGGGTCAATACCTTCTTGTTCTACCAAGTCCTTATGTATCCCAAAAGCAGCATATGTCATGGCACTATCATTGCCAAACCATTCATTTTTCTGTGCCCATGCCTGTGCCTTTGCATCAGGCTCTGGTGGGGGCTGTACCGGCTGACGGGTAGGTTGAGGTGCAGGAGCGGCTGTTTGCGCCTCAGCGGCTTTATTTCGCTCTGCATTAGCCGCTTTGGCTTGTGCCGCTCTATCGGCCTCAACTGCCAGCCTTGTCATTTCTTTTTGTGCAGCTACAGCAGCCTCAGTATCTCCTACTTCCATAGCAGCTCTAAGATTTTGCTCTGTCTGCGCCATTTGTGATTCTACGCGACCTGAATACTGGTCAACGTAGTTTGTATCCATTTGGTTAAGTTTTTGAGCTAACTGTTGGTTTTCCTGTTCTTTTTGTTTTGCGAAACGGAGCGCTTCTTCTGCGTTTTTCTCGGCTTCACGCATTTTTTTGGTGAGGCGGTTGATTCTTTTTTGAGTTTGGTTTTCGGCTTTTTTAAACTCGTCTTCAGTTTGCTGATCCTCTGCAACAGGCTCAACTTGAACATCATCAGTCTCAGCTTTATCTTCGACAGTAACTTCAACATCTTGTCCCTCATCTTCTAGTTGTAGATCTAATTCTTCTTGTTTTTCTTTTGTCTCTGCCATTTTCATCCTCTAGTAGTGTAAAATGTCTTCAGGGTCCAATATCTTGGCTAAAATCTCATCATCATTCAAAATTCTTACTTCTCCGCCATCAATCTTAAATCGTGAACCAGAGTACCTAGCAAACATTACCCAGTCTTTTTCTGCGCACCACGGTCCTGCCGGAAATTTTGTTTCATCTTTGTAAGCTAAAGGTCCTGCTTTCAACACATAACCTACCTGAGTGGAGACTTGACCTTCTTCAATCAGCTTGTCTGGTAGTAATATACCACCCTCTGTCTTCCCTTTACCCCTGTACGGCAGGATAAGAAGTCTCCAGCCTGTAGGAGAGGGCATACGCTCTAACAGTGTACTGCTGATTAAAGAGGGGTCTAGGACGCGATCTTTGGGTTCTACATAGGTTTCTTCTAAACCGTTCTCACTCATCATCTACCTCTTGTCTGTTCAATAAATCTTTTATCTCGTTCTCAACGTATTCCAACGCTTCCATTTCACCCATCATCTGTTTGTAATGCTCCATACTCTTTATCGAGTTATGTCTCAAAACATTTTCAACGATGTTTCTTCTTTCATTTATAACGCGAAATACAGCTTCTGCAAGATAAATCTCACTTTTTGCCATAAAAACCTCATATTTTCTTATTCTGTCTTATAATGTCTTATATCTTGTGGTCTACTTTCGCATATTGGACATTTATATTCAAGGAATTTCATCACACCTGCAAAAGGAATAGGTTCTTCCTCTTCTATTGGGACAAAAGCTACTTTGTGAATGTAACAGATTTCATCATCGAGTGTCACGCCTAACCCCTTCAACATGTTTTTTGTAAAAATAATTACCTATTTTGTTGAAAAACCTAAACAATTCTAAATTTAATCTTGTCATACTTTTCTCACAGTTTGCTTTGCTCTTCTAAAGTTTTTCTTCGTAGGAGCTCCTTTTGACCCAGCTTTGCGCATCCTCTCGCCACTACCAGCTGCAATTCTTTTTCTTTTTGCGTGTATGTTTTTATATAAACTCATTTGGTTAGTCCTTTCTGCTTTTCATATGTCCTGAGTCCTCCGATGCCAAGCATGCCGCCGAGAACCGTGAGAAGTGTACCCATATCAAATTCAGGCAGATCTGGTAGTTCTGCACCGGCAAAACTTGCACCAAATATAATTAGATCTTTTACGATAAAGTGATAGGCAAAAGCAATCGCGCAGACCCACCCAACTGCTGGGCGCCAGCCGCCCTTGAATATAGAGCCACTTGCCGCTTCTGCTTTGTTTATCTCCAACTGAGCAAGCAGAGCCTCCTGCGCATGTTTTTCAGACATGGTGGCTATCTCGTGTGCGAGCTTCGCCTTTTGATCTGCATCAGGTATAAATTTATCTAGCAGTCCTGTTACTGGACCTATTAACGCTTGTAACATTACTTACCTCCTCTGTTCATAAAAGCCGAAGCTCCCATGTAAGCAGCAACAATCCCGCCGCCAGTGATATAAAAAAGATTGCTAATATCGGAAAGTGCCTTAACTCTTTCGAGATCAACAAAGAACATCGCACCAGTAAATAAAGCCATAGCAACCAAACTAGCAGTAGCCATACGTCTCTGTGCCCTTTGTTTTCGTAAATCATGCTCTAGTTTTTTTATCTCTGCCACATGACTTAGTTCTTCGTCAGAGACAATACCATCGCCATCTTCGTCGTATTCCGCATATATAGATTGTTTTTGTAGTTTTTTCTGCATCAGTATACTTTTACCTTATCAGGATTGACACTTGGAACTAATTTACAAATACACTCGTATGTAACACTTTGACCCACCTCATTCTTGTACTCCTGCTTACTTAAAAATTTTGTGTAGTAAGTACAATCATTAACAGACTTAAAATACACTCCACCTTGAGCTACTCCGTTCATGTAACAAGCAAGCATAAAGGCTGTCACTACACCAAATCTTTGTAGTAGTTAGGATCGCCGCGGACTAGCTCTACTGCGCCACCACCAGCCATCTTGATAGGCTTGACCTTATCACCATGACCCTGCTGTATTAAGAACTGCTCAAAACTCATGGTATCAGAAGCCGGACCCTCAAAAAACTCTTCTCTTAACTCTTTCTCAGTCCTTTTGTCACCTTTTTTAGCCATCACTGACCTCCTTTTTGTTGTTTCATTACTTCACGCCTTTCAGCTGCATTGATCCTTGCAGCAGTCTGCTTCTCCTGACTTGCAAGCCTCTTATCAAACTGAGCATCTCTTTGTTGTACCTTCTGTTGCTCCAGACCCAGTTTAGCCCTGTCAATCTCTGCATCGTTCTGTTCGCCCTGTGCTCTAACCTGTAGCTCCTTCTCTTTGAGCTGTACCAACGGATCTGGTCCGGGAGCCGTGAGCTGTCCACTTAGTTGCTTGAGCTGAGTCATACCTTCAGCTATCAATTGTGCAATCCTTGCTTCTAACTCTAAACTCTGCATTTCCTGCATAGGCTGACCACCCGTAGCCGCCATCATTTCCTGCATAGCACGCTCCTTGGCGCCAATCCTTACATGCTCCATTATATGTTTCTGTAGTGCTACAGCTATCTGCGGTGTGCCTGCGACCAGAGGTGTTGATCCAAAAACCATGTGGGACATTATGTGAGCCTCGTGATCCTGTCCCTCAAAAGCTACCAAGCTTATCTGATCCAGCGCATCTATGTTCTCCTGAGCTGGATCTTTAGGGGTGGGCTCCGGCTCAGGAGTTCTTTTCAATATTCTGTCAATATCTCTTACACCTAAAGCCTCGTACATATCTCTAAATACTTCATACATGTTGTGCATGTCAGGTGCCGCTGTTGCAAGCTGCATCTTAGTTTGAGCCAAAGATATTCTCTGCGCCTGACTAAATATGTTAGGATTGGACACAGGAACCACATCAACCATCTCGTCGAAGTCCTGTCTCTTGATCGTACCATCTACACCCGTAATACTATATGGATATTCGTCAGGTAAAAAGTCAGCCATCACCTTTGACAACAACTTAAACTCTAACTTCATCGCATAATGCAGTCTTTTATGTACAGCTGACATGACTCGTGAGCCCTGTTCCAACATAGCAATAGTTGTACCTACCGCTGCCTGCTGATTACCATCGCCTACTTTCATATCAGTAATAGTCGCGAATCGCCGTCCTGCATCAACTACAAAGCCCAACAACGCCATCAAAGTCTGGTCTGGACCCTTGAACGGCAGCGACATTAAACTTGCTCTTATGTCCCCGCCCGGTGCATCAACGTCTCTGAACTCACCCGGCTGTAGCGGCTCGTCATCATCCCTGATCCGTAGGCCGCGGGCCTTGAAGCCAGCCGGTAGATTAGATAGCGTACCCGCATCAATCAGTTGCCTTAGTGCGGCAGTCGCGGTCCTTGATAAACCACCAATAGTATGTATTAATCCTAATCCGTAGAAACCAAAACCCGGTAAAAACTTATAATGTACAAAATACTGTATCTTTTTCTTGTCTTCGTCATCTTCGTCATAGTTCCTGCGAATTGACAGTATCTGCCCGTTGTCCTGTGATATTGTCACAATATACGGCACCTTGATGCCTGTCGGCTCACCGTCGTCGCCCATCTCTTCGTAACCCTCTAGGTCAAGATCGACATGACACTCAAGTAAAGTACAGTCATAATCTACGTTTGATGGATACATACCATCAATACGCTCCAGCTCCTCTTGCACCGCGTTACTGTCTCCTTGCGCCGGTATTACAGGTATATCTCTGTAAAAACCCGATAATTGTCTTTTACGCAGGTCATTCAGGCTCATCTTCACAACATGAGTTATATTAGGGCATGTTTCTAAATCAGATGTGCTATATGGTACAATCAAGTTCTCAGCTGGTACAAACTTACTTACAGCTCGTCCTAAGTTCTCATCATAGTAAACTTTTTTGAATGTTGACCCTGCAAGCGGCAAATAGAACAACATCTGGTCAAACTCTGGTGTGTATTCCTCCATAACAGAAGAAATGTAGTAGTTCATAAATTCTTTTACACGCTGTGCCTGATCTTCTTTCTCAGGCGTACTGGATCCTAAGACCTGTGTCCTGACTGGACCACCCGGTGGCAGCAACTCGTTGAAGGCTTGTGCCTGAAACTGCGTGGCTGATTCAGCGAGTAAAGGGTGCGTAACACCGCTTGCTCCTCTGAAAGGCTGTGCTCGCTCTTCGTAATTAAATCCCAACAACTCCAAACCGTTAGCGAAAGCATCTTCCCACTCCTGTCTGCTTGACTTGTTTTCTTCAAACTCGCCTGTTAATTCGCCAGAAATCCTGCCAAGTTCTGTGTCTGATAGCTGCTCCGCTAAGTTTTCACCAAATTCACCCTCTGGTCCACCTACGTTTGGATCAAAGTCTACAACCACGCCGCCGTCATCTTCTAGCGTGACCTCTACTTCAGGTGAAGATAAGTCTTCAAGACTGTCTGTAATCTCTACATCAACCTCATCTTTCATGTCCTGAATGTTTATCTGCGATGGTATCTTGTCCATCAAACTTGCTATTGGTTCTCTTGCCATTTAGATCTCCTTTCAGGAACTATACCACGAATTTGATAAAAGGTTCAATACCTTGTGGTTTTCTGGTCATATTGACTGCTTTGTCTTTCATGCTAACGACGCCGCCTTCTTCTTTCATTATGTCTGGATCGTTCGCAGCTGCGGCATCCTTCTTGGCAAAAGGGCTTTGCAAAACTTTAGTGCTGCCTTTTGGTCTGTCTAACAACATCACATATGATAGTTCTTTTACATCTTCAAAATCATTTACATAAGGTATGTGTGTAAAACCTTTTTCAGCTAACTCTCTTGAAAGTTTTCTCATGGCTTGTCTTATATCATCATCTGAAACATTTGGGTTTTCAAAATACAAATCGTCTTTAGTAAACTTATTATTACTTAATCGTCCCAGCTGATTAGCTTTGTATAGTGTTAATTCTGTCTCCGTAAATGCTTTCTTTGTTGCAGGATTTAAAAAAGGTTTGCTTAAATCTGCTTTTAACGGTACAGAGCCACCAAGAAAATCTGGATTGTCTGGTTTGATGCCGCTTTCTTGTATATCTTGTAATATTTCATCTGTGGTTTTACCCTCATATCTTTTATTAAGATCGGGCATAATGCCATAGTTTTTTGTAAAAAAACGATCAGCGGCCGCTTTTGGTGTAGACCCAACATGTGGTCCTAAATCCGAGAAAGGTAGTTTATCTAAATCAAACTTAGAAAACCCCGGCTCCATAGAAAAGTGATACACAGGCGTATCTATTTTGCTAAAAGCCAGAGCTGACTTAACAGATTTTCTTTGATCTCCAATGCCTCTTCCGCCCGGTATCTCTGTTACATTTGCATCACCTGACGCAGCTAGTATTACATCCTTATAGTTCTTGCCGCCCTGAACCACAACCTTATCGTAGCCCTCTAAGGTATTCTTTATCCTGTCCATTTGGCCTGCGTCCTGTTTAAATTCATTTGCTCTGTTGGTATCCATCAACTGATCGTAATCTTTTATTTTAGTATCGGCTCTTATCAAACCATGCTTTGCTGACAAAATAGCTACGTCTACATTATCCGGCACACCCTGTTTTTTTAAACTTTGGAATATGGGCCCCAAGTAACGGTCAACTGCTTCCATGTCTCCAACGTCAGGACATTTTGTTGAGCTACAAGATAAAACAAGAAGCTGCCTTCCCTTTTTAGACTGTGGAGCAAATAAGCTGCCTGAACCTAGGTCTATGTCGTCAGTTGCCTTGGTTCCGCCTTTGGGAGGCTCAAAATCTGTCATAGCCATAATAGAACTGTCGGGACCTTCCATCGCAAGCTTTGGTCCCATGTACGGAATAAAACCCTCAAGACCTTTTTTTGCTATTCTTGCAATAGGTCCTATGCCGGGCGCAACACTTGCTGTCCCTAAAGTTACTAAGCCCATGCCTTTAAGAGCCTGAAGTACATCATCACTCTGCATCATCTGACCACCCAGCGATAAGATGCCGGGCAGCTCGTATGCAGCTATCGCTTCTCCTGTGCCGGGCAGGAATGATGCAGCGTCATACACATCCTGTGCAGACATGCCTTTTTTACCTTCAGCTTCTAGTCTTGATAATACGTTTCTGTAATTTTGCTGAAGATCAGCCATTTACGCCTCAATAATAAGCCCTTACCTGTGCCGACCCATCGCTCTCGTCCCAATCATCACTCGGTAGCTGTACAAAATTACCCTGACGATACCGCATGAGAGCCTGTGTCATGCTATCAACAAGGTCATCATACTCTCCATTTGGAAAAGCTGCAACCTCTTCTATCATCTCATCAGCAAAAGCCTCATCGGGGGCCCAGACCATGCCTGCTTCAAACAACGGAGACACTGAATGTACTCGTGATACCTTATCGTTGCCTTTACTCGGTGTAAAGTTAACCACAGGTATGCCCATGTTCCGTAATTCGTGGGTCAAAGGCATACCAGAAGCCTTCGCTTCTATGATAACTGTCTCTGGGTCCCAATAATTATACTGATCTAACGCTAATTCTTTCAGCTCTGGGAAGTCCCAGCGTCCTTTTTTGCTATCGAGCAGTATCAAAGCCGGTGGTCCGCCCTCTTCTTCTGGATAGAACACGCCCCATGTCGTTATCGCACTATAGTCAGCCGTTTCTCGTTTCGAGAAAGCCGTATCGTAGCTTTGAATGACATATTGCAGGTTAGGAACTGCTGTTTTTTCCCATTTTTGCCACCATTCACGCTTAATTATCGCATTTTCTTCACCCGTGGGCCGTTGTTGGTACTGCGCGTTCCATTTACTAGGAGGTATTGACGCTTTTACCGCCGTTAAATCGTCCAAACTCCAATATTCTGGCCAACATGGCTGCCCACTGTCAAAAATAGCAGGCAGTTCTACTATCTCCCACTGGTCTGCAAGCTTATCTTTAGCCATAGAACGCATCAGCTGCCCCGTTAAATCCTTTTCGGACCATCTTGTCTGCACCAAAACTATACTTCCACCCGGCTGGAGCCTCTGTCGGGGGCCCCCAGTGTACCAATCCCACGCATCTTCAAAACCATTGTTACTCATCGCAGTTTGTTCCGAGTGCGGATCATCAATAATAACAAGATCACCGCCTCGACCAGCTAAGTTTGACCCAACACCGACCGCATAGTACATGCCACCCTTGTTCGTGTCCCATCTTCCAGACGCTTTACTGTCGGCTGCTAACTTTACATCGGGGAAAACTTCACGGAACTCTTCTGTGTCCAAAAGGTTTTTGACCTTACGACCAAAATTGACTGCCAGTTCTGTTGTGTGTGTTGCCTGAATGATCTTCATGTTTGGATTTTTGCCCATCATCCATGCCGGGAACAAAAAGGATGCGAACTCTGACTTGGTATGACGGGGTGCCATGTTGATGATTAGACGTTTTAGTTCTCCAGTCGCTACCCGTTCTAACTTCTCTGCTATGATCTCGTGGTGTCTGCCCTGTATGAAGCTCGGCCAGATGGTTTTTACAAAAGATAAAAATTGATTTTGACAAGTTTCATTCTTCTCTAATTGAGCTAATCTTAGTTCTAGTTTTAATCGTCTTTCGTCGTGTGATGTAACTTCCATTTAGGGGCCCCTAACAGTATCTTATTGTATGCGATTTATGGCTTATTATACTATAGTTAATCTTTATTTCAAATTTTATGTAATTGTTTGTGAAAAACTTGGCACTTGCCTGCGTGCACAACGGCCGTGGCACTCGATTCGTTTTTCTTGTCAATTGTTTTTTTTTGCAATTTTTTAGCCTCAATTTTGGAAGGATCCTAAGCAATTTTTATTAATTTTTTTCAATTCCTTCTGGAATAAATTTATTAATTTGCGCGTTTGGATTCGTGGATTAGGTACCAGCTGGGCGCGGTGAAGGATCAAGAATCACGGTTCGCGGATCACGGTAAATTAAAAATTAGTCACGGCTAAAAAAGTTTAAGCAGCATCTAATAAAGTTAGATTCATTAATACTTAAACGCGGATCTTCGGCGGGCTGGTAAGTGATCTGTAGGTTTCGGATCTGTCCAGACGTCCAGCGGTGCCTTATTTAACTATTTTAAACCGCAATAATTTAAACCAGATAAATTGAAGTTATCTAGTAAAAATCCCGGTCGATTAGTGGATAAGTTCACGGTTAAAAATTTAAATTGTTAAGGTTTCCGCGGGTTCTAAAGGTTTAAATTTAATCAGCTTGTAACGGAAGGTTAAAAAGAAAAAAGCCCCATAAATGGGGCTTAAATCGAGCTGGATAATTTATTAATGCGGGTAGGCAATTAATAAAATTAAAATAGCAAATAAGATTATTACTGGAAAAAAAAGAAGTTCAGTAATTAAAATAAAAATTTTCCTAAGTTTTAAATAAGTTTTCATTTACTTAAAACTCCGTTTTCAATCGGGGTATTCAAATATTTTGAATCGGTTTTATATCCTCCATCATAAAATTGAAGCTCTGATTCTCCTTTATGGAGTACGGCTCTTTTTATTAATTGCTTATCAATATAAAAATGAAATTCTCTATCGCCGTTTTCGTGTAGTCGGTGGGTTGTGCAATGTTTCAAAAATAAATGACTATTTTTTGAACTGGTACCGACTCTTACTTCTACCTCTCCCGTATTTTTTACGCCGTAACTTTTACAGCTATTATAAATACAAGCTGTGATAATATTCCAGATTGGATATTGTCTAGACATTTTGTAAACTCCTATAATATTAAAATGTGATTTATCCCATATAATAATAAAAAACCCGTTAAAGTCAATTAACGGGTTTTAAGCAGCTCTTTTTGAATTTATTAAATATGTGAATATTTTTTTAATTTTTTTCTGATTTTTTTACTATCTAATAAATAATAATAAAGCTTGTCTATTAAATCATCTGGAATAAATCCATCATTAGAAAGTTGTAGACAATCGGCAATAGTTAATTTTTCAACTTTTACCGTGTGCCTTCTATTTACTTCCCTTTCATCAAAATCTTCATCAGCTAAATTATTTATATTTATGTCATCAAAATTTATGACGTTTAAACCTACCTGATTTAAATTATTCATAAGCTGATCTAAATTTAATTTATCTTTTGGCATTTTTTAATTTCTCCTCTCTAGCGTCTAATATTTGTTGTTCTTTTAACTTTTTACTAAACCATTTTCTCATAGGTGTATTACCTGAGTTTGTTTTTAAACCTATAAACTTTTTCAATAAATCCATATCGGCAAGTATTGATTTAAAAGTTTTTGGTTCATAATGAAAAGGGCAACCGTTAAACATTTCAGCTATAGAAATTCTATAAAAAACTTCCTTAATATTTTTCTCGGTAAAATGTCCAATTTCAATTACCATTGTACAATAAATCATCTCAGTAATTACCTGATCTGATACGCCGTCTAAATTACATTCTTTATAATTATAATGTAAGGCCATTTAATTTTCTCCTATAAGGTTTGTGATATGGGATATTATACATATATGTACAAAAAATAAAAGCCCCGTCTGGACGGGGCTAATATCGGCGTTAATATGTAGGTAGTTTTTAACTTGCCATTGCTACCCTATTCCAATCGGTTTTACCTAGGTTTAAAACTTTCCCGCCTAAGCGCTGCCAAAAATCTACGTTGTCAGGATCAGCAGTATTACCCACGGCAGTACAAGCGTTAACAAGTGTTGCCCTATTAATTTTTTGTGACTGCTCATAACCTGATTGTCCTATGGTCTGAAGTAAACCCTCTAATACATTGCTAGTTTCTTTTTTAGATAAAGTTAAAACTTTTCCTAAATTTTCAACTGATTCATTCATGGGTACGTTAACTACGTCTTCCTTAGCTCTTCGCATCTTTTCAATGTTTTCATCAAAAGCATCTCTACTAGCATATGAGCTAACAATATCCCTGAGCTGAAGTTTTAAGCTATGGTTGTCGGCTTGTTTAGTTTCATCAGTTAATACATTCCAAGTATCGCCGTCCCTCGCGCTAGTAATATGTGCCTTTCGGGTTACATTCTCGGTTTGCATACCATTTAAACAAGCCAGCGTCCAATTTATACCAAAAACTGCTACTGATCCTGATCCAGTTTCGGAATTACTAATTCCAATTCCATGCGCCATTGTATCGCCTACCCCTGCATCAGCTTGTATAACTTCAGATTTTAAACGTATGTAAAGTTTTTTATCTGTATTGGCAAAGTTAACTATTTTCCAGCAAGCATCCGACTCTCCAAGTGTTGGTAAAGCTGATTCCAATAAATCAGAATTATCAAAAGTCTTAAATTTATCAGATAAAAAAGCTCTAGCCGTACCCGTATGATTGTCATAATTAAAGGGGTTTGTATGATTTGCATTATCAAAAGTTCTAACCATACGTTTGGAGTTTTCTTTTTGCCAGATAGCGTTAATCAAATTATCCATTTCTCTCGGATAGTTCTGTTGTAAACGTCTAGCCGTTGGCGTCGCTATCTCAGCCTTTTGAGCTATTTGGTCAAAACAATGTTGATTAACATTAAGTATTTTAGTCGGCTCGCCTTGGTTCGCTTCCATAACAATCTGACTATGTGCAGTTTCTCCTTCGTTCTGCAAAGTTCTAAACTGAAGCTGATTAGTCGGCGCTATGTAGTCTTGCTTCATTTTATTCTGTTCAGTAATAACATGAAGCATATCTTCTAAAGATCTATTTTCGTTTTCTAAATGTCGCATATTTTTCTCCTATATAAAATGCAATTAAAAAAAGCGGGGTGTGATGCCCCGCCTTAATAGTATACGATTTGTCTTATATGTCAAACTAGTTTACCAAAATCTCCCGCTATATGATGCCTTAATACAGTTCCGTATGGTAGTTCCTGAGCGAATTTTAAAAGTTTTAGTTCATCAGAATCTTCATCAGCTGTCTTAGTTGTGGCCTCCCAGTGTAATAAAACATTTCCACCAGTTGCATAACAACCGCCCTTATGTATTTCACTACCCGCCTTTTTCTTATAAACGCCGTGATCGGTAAACCCTACAATAAAGTTTCTATCCATACGACTACATAAAGGTTTTCCATTTCCGCAAGTACTACAATCTGTACTAGTATATTCTGCGGGGCATCTAACTATTTTATGATCGTTAATAGTTTCTGATTTGCCATTTGTTTTCCAAAATGTTTCTTTTACGTTTATTACTGAGGGTACGAATGAATTTAAAAACAAGTCGGCTAAGTTTCGAGCTGAATAGTTTATAACAGTCTTACCTATCTTTAATTTATGTTTCCATAAACTAGGGTTAAAATGTGAGTAAGTAAAACTAACGCCGCCTTTTGGGACGGCGTCAGATACTGCATCAAGATAGCTAAGATCTATTTCAGTTGCACCCGCTGAAGTGTCAGGTTTTAAATTACAATCGATTGGGCAAGTTGCAAATTTATCAGCTCCACCCGCTCTATATGTTACTGCACAATTTGTAGTTTTTTTCGCAGTTGATTTTTTAACTAATTTCAACATTGTTTTGCACCCTCCATATTTTAGCTACTTTATGTTCAAATTTGTCTTCCAGATATTCTATTATGCAAGTAAGCTCCGATTGGGTGTAGTCTTTTGCATAATCAGATTTTTCATACTGCTTAATAGTTTTAGATACATGATAAAAAATATCTTCATAATCAGTAAATGTTTTTAACTTTGGATCTTTAAACCATTCGCTTAACAAGTCATAAAAAACAAGAAATTTGTAAACTGGATTTTCTTCGTGAGCAGAATCTAATATTTTTTTATACTTATTTGCCATATCTATTTTTGAAATTAAGTCTTTAGTTATTTTATTAGACCATTCCTCATTACTCATTTTATTGTGAGAAACATTCTCAGGATCATAGTGAATACCAAATTTTTCAAATACAATATCCAGTACTTCTCCATCTGTTAAATCTTCATATTTATCTTCTTCCATTTTAGTCCTCCTCTTTTTTTGAATATGCAATAACTAAAAAGTCTATATCTTCGAGTGATCTATCGTCTTTCTCAGGATCTTCGATAAAGTCTGCAAGTTTATAATGTGATTTACCCCCGAACCAAGCCGTTCCGTCTTTGGTGTTCATAGGTATCCACCCGTTTTTGTCTAGGTGTTTAAGTTGGTCTTTATTTAGAAACATTAATTTCTCCTATATGTGATTTATCCCATATTGTTACAAAATAAAAAAGGCCGTGTCAATCACGGCCTTAATTCTTACTTTCTACGGCGTTTCATATGTTTCTCATAATCATCGCCAAAAAGACGTTTTAACAGATAGTGTATCAAAAACATTTTGCCTCCTTTCATTATTCATTAATTTTTCTCCAATGCTCAGGTACTCGAAAAAAATCATTGCCGTCGGTCTCTAGATCTCCATTTTTATTTGGCTTCGTCGAGTAGATAGCGTCCTCTCTTTCATCAGTAAGATCATTTATATAAAAGTTCATATCAAAATATTCATTTCTAAAATAGAAACTATGCCAATCATCGCCACTATCAGGATTTAAATGATTTTTATAATAATCTTGATATGCCTCTCTCGCTTTAGTTCTGAACTCTCTATTGTTTTCGTACAACCATTCCATACTAGGTTTGTTTCCGTCTTCATCTCTTTTATAAAAACGAACTATGTAAGCTATGTCATCGTCCACAATCTCCATATAGTCCCAGTTAGTGTGGCCAACCATTTTTTGAGAGGCCTCGTCTAAATAGTCTGAATCATATTTAGCCATTGGTTTTCTCCTCTGAACAATATTGACGTTTCCACATTTCAATATTAGGCCAATTACATTGCGGATCATTTCCAATGGTATCGTAGTCCATCCAACCATTAGATTCATCGACACCTTTTAAGAAAGCGAGATATTCTTCTTCGCTATCAAAAGTATATTCTTTGATATCGTCTGCGCTTTTAGAACTACCCCAAGCTATGTGGATTTTTATTGGTTCAAACTTTCTCAACAAAGCTTTTAGTTTTCTGTAATCTTTTTTTAAATCTAACTCACTTTCATAATGAAAACCAAGTTGGGTTTTTGAGTTTACAGCGTCAAGTCCCTGAGAAAGACCCGTAGACAATATGGCTCTCATTTCAACCACACAGCTTTTCAACAAGTCTAACTCTTCTTTAGATAGATTATTCATTCAACCCTCCACAAACTTTGAAAGATCAACATCACAATACTCAGCGACATCTTTAGGACATTTAAAACGAGTGAACAAAAGCTTGGCATCTTGTAAGATGCCTCGCTCTTTTCTTCTACTCTCAGTTAAACTAAGCTCTCCGTCTTCAGTAATGCTTTCAGGAGCTAGGCCACACACAATGTTTTCCCAACATTCCCTAGCCTCAGCTTTGGTTTTTGGAAAAGCACCTCTAACATAGTTCCATCTTGGATCATCATTGGGAAATATAATTTTAACTCTAGCCATTCTGCACCTCCATAGATCTCCAAACTATTTGGTTTTCTTGCTCAAGGCTGACATTGATGTGCTTATTGAAGTTATCGCAAACTTGTCTGCAATGTCCCCAAGATCCTACAAACTTATCCATCTCATGCGGATCATTTGGATCGGCCTTGCCCAACGGCTGATAGCCTCCTTGGTTCCAAGTTACTTTTGCAACTCGATATATACCTCTCTGTCCTTCTTCTTTGACAGGCGTATAACAATGTTTGTCTTCAGTTTTAATCATAACATTTCTCCTATAAATATGTGTTATAGGATTTATCTTATATATTATTAATCAAATATCAAGGAAAAAGTTTTAGACCAATCAAAAGGGTATTCTGTTTTGAAGATAGGTTTGAGTTTCAGACCTTTTATTCTCAGGTCTACTGCCTGACTACCCGCATACAAATACATTGTATCTTGTGATCTAACAAGAACCCATACGGAAGCTCGGCTGTGTCTGGTAAGCCAAGCGATTTGTAATGAAGATAGTCTAACTACATTACCACTAGTAACTTTCAGCTCTACAAAATGAAATTGGTTTTTATCATCACAGATCATTAGATCAGGAATACCAAGTGTCATCCAGTTTTCTATTCTAGTTAGCAAAATGTCTTTGGGTAATCGGCCGACGGCTTTTTTAATTTCTTGAAAGAACCCGCTTTCCTTCTTCGGCTGAACTGGTGGCCTCGTGGTCAATAACTTCTTCAGCGTATCTCGGTTCATATGAATCCTTTATTTCTTTGAGAGCTTTCAACACTTCATCCTTGGACATACTATCAATAGTGCCATGACGGATTTCAGATTTATTAATGTAGATATTACCATTTGCCTGACCTCTCCTGAACTCAGCTTGTACAGCCGCTGAATATGCACCATTTTCTAGTGCAACATCTCTTATTCTTTGTAAGTCTCGTAAATGTCTTTTGTAAGTAACACCGTACTTTTCATCCAGCTCGTCCCGATAAATCTGTATTGCCCTACAGACATGTGGGCAAATATCAGGATTAGTCATTTCGTATGCACGAGTGTGAGCGGAAGAAGCTGGGAAGCCCGCATTGATTGCAGCTTCTCTCATGGTTATTGTTCCATCGTTGCTAACAAGTTCTTTTACAAAAAGCTCTTGTTTTCGCGATAGCTTACTATGAATATCTACTTTAGGCCTTCCCCGACCTTTTTTAATAGGCTTCAAATTATTCATATCTCTATATATACACCAGAAATTATTTTTTTACAAAAAACTTTTTGAGGCCCATTAAGGCCAAAATTGATTTAAGAAGGTTACATATTTAAAAACACAAGTGTAACCAATTATGTAACCAGTAAAACTGTTGATACATAAGGGTTACAGAAGAAAGTTACATAAGTTACACCAGTTACGCCTATATTTAGTAAAAAAATATTTTTTTATTTTCAGCTCTATATATAAAGGGGAGTAACTTTTGTCACTCCCCTTTTTGTTTTTAAGCAGAAAGTTGTTTTAATACATCTTTCTTTGGATGAATATAATCTATAATAGCACTAACAAGCACCCTATGTGATTTACCTCTACCCATATATTTTCCGGCTTCTTCAAAAGCTTTTTGAAGTCCGAACTTATATATTAAATCCCAGACTATAGATTCGTTTGATACAGCTTTCAAGCTTTTGACCGCTTTGCCCTGAACATAAATAGTACTTTTATGACTACTAAAATTACTTTTATGAACTCTTACAAAATCCTGAATATAACTTATTGGAAAATTACCCTTTCCATCAAAGTTTTTACTAGAAGTGTAGTAAGACGGAGCATTTAAGCTATATGGATCACCCAAGGTATCGTAAATTTCATCTTTAGATAATTTACTCAAGAAAGTTTTTACTTTTCTTGCCATGATCTTATCAAACTTATTTGCTTTATTAATTAACTTTTGTTTTTCACTTTTAAGCATTACGCTCTCCTATATTATGTGATTAAAAATAAGAAACTGCTTTGGCCTAAACCAAAAGTTTTTTGACACCAACAATTTCAAACAGATATGAGATTTCTCCCATACTTAATAGTACCATAATGAGAAATTAATACAAGTATTAATTTTATCTAATAAAAACAATGACTTATTTATTTAACAAGTTAACTAATATTTATATTTCAAAATTATTTTTCCTGATTCGCTTACGAATGATTCGCCGGATTTCACTCAAAAAGGTTTCCTTGCGAGGCGTGACGCGTGGGTCGAGGATGTGGAGTTGCCACACTTTCTTCATAGTCTGTTCGTCGTTCCAGCTTGGCCCTTGTTGGTGGGATCCATTGAACTTCAGTTTTAAATTTTGGAACCCGTCTTTGAGAGCTTTCCCAGATGAACCAAGCATAGCTAGTAGCCGTTGAAGCATTTGCTGACAGACGACCTTTAATGATTGGAACTCGTTCTGTAAATTGAGCAATAATTGTTGGCGGGTTTTGTTTAAATAGTCTTTCATATCGACCTACGCTTTCTATGAATTGTGTCCGAGCAAAGATAGCCGTAGATTCTTTAGCCAAGGGTAAGGCCTTGAGTACAAATTCTTCAGCTAGATTGAACGGCGGGTTAGTAATAATAAAATCGTACTGCTCATTGACGTCCTTAGACAGAAAGTCTGCGATACGATCTTGTCCATAATCAGCTATGTCACATGACATAACTTCAGGGAAATATTCTTCGAGGACCTTGGCCATATGTCCAGCGCCGCACGCTGGTTCTAGGCAAGTGTATTTAACAAAGTCATCGTCGGGTTGTTGCGGAAAAATAAAATTTGGCTTTAGTATGTGTTCAAACAAAGCACGGGTTGCCCAAGGCGGGGTAGGAAAGTAATCAAGACTATCCTGATCCTCATGCCGTTGGGACATAACCGCGTGTGTTTTGTTTTGTTCAGACATTTACAGGCACTACCCATTCATCACTATCAACATACCGAGCATCAGGGTATCTTGTCCTTATTTGATCTATCTCACAATCAAAACAAGTATACTCAATATCACATTGACTACATTCTTTGTTAGGCTCAATGCTGTCATCGTCAATCGGCTTGTGATTATATACCGGCTTACCATCGTCGTAATAAACGTCACATTGACTACAAGTCTCAGGAACTTCGTCGTCTGCAAGCATGGAGCTGTAGATGTAGCCACAATCGGTACAACTAAACTTACCTTCTTGCTCTCTAACCATTTTCAATCGACTCCTTTTCCATTTCAACTAGGCCGATAGTCCTTTCTAGCTGAGTTAATTCTTCTTTCCACATCGGTTCATCAGGCTCACATTCTACTTGTTTCTTTTTTTCAACAACCATGTTGCCTAAAAACTCAAGGGTAATATCCATATATAATTTATCATATCCTCTAGCCATCACTGCCCCTCATATTAAATTCATCAAATAACTTATAACAAGCCTCATCTAAAGCTTTGATATCAGATAACATAAGATCATTGATATCTCTAATTGACATAAGAGCAGTATTCACAGCCTCGTAAGCATCGTGAACCGCTTGCAGCTGTCCGACAGTCATGGCTCCCATAGCTTTTTGTTTCTCTGCGATCTCTTTATCTCGCTTTATTTCCCATTCTTCTTTTTTATTAGTCATTTTTTTCTCCTATATAGTTGGTGTGGAGCGCCTTGAGGTTACGTCACTAAGATAAATGCTGAGATCTACCACAGTCCTGAACGAGCTAAACACTCCACGATTCCAGGTATACGATTTATCTTATACGTTTGTCAATAAAAAAAGCTCCGAGGAAACATGGAGGACACGAAACTCGGAGCTTTATCACATTTTATATAGGATAAGAGCAAATGAAAAAGGTTACTCACTCTTAAATTTGTTATCGCATATATTTATATACGCTGTCAAACTTATTTTTTACCGATACTTCTCAAACTTTCCATAACTTTGTCTATATCAGGCTCCGTGCCGTTTGGATCATAGACACATTTGTACTTTTTCGGGCACCAGCTTTCAATTAACATTGTAAATGTTTTATTACCGCCTTGGTATATACAAGCTCTTTTGTCTGTATATTTTGATGTGATTCGCTTCTTTAAACGACAAGTTGTGTATTTTTTCTTAATAATCTTACCCTGATTTTCTAATTGTTGTTTAGTATAAGCACGGGGCGTGAAGGTATAGCCATCCGCTTTTGCTTTTTTAACCCAGATACTAGCCACCAGTACAGCAAAACCACCGATAATAGATACGACTATCAACCAAGTTACCGCTTCTCCTATCTGTCGTCTGAGCTGTTGCTGTTTATAAATAGTTTCTTGCCGTTGTTTTCTAATCTGCCCTTCCATTTTGAGCAAATCGTCGTAGGCCTGTGGCCCGTAAGTCATGTTAAGAAAGATTTTGAGCTCGTAGCGCTGCTCTTCCAACTTCTTCTTTGCCGCGTAAGCAGCAAGAGCTGCCTCTTCGATAGAACCGGCCTTGAACAACTTTCCGAAAAGGGGAGGATTCTTTGCTTGTTTCTCGGCATTGTCTATGTCTGAGACAGCTCCCATCCAACGTCCGACGTCTGAAGCCATTGATTCAATATCTTTAGCTGCGGCAAATCCTTGTTTGATTGCATTAAAAGCGCTATTAGCCACGCTCATAGCTGCGGTAATTGTCAACGGGTCCATAATTTACTGTAACACACTTTTAAAAAAAAATAAAAGTCAAGACTGTTATTATAAAAAAAGTTATTTATAGTTAGAAGTTATGACCAATCAAACATTTAGGGGTAGACCAGTGACAATATGTTGTACTTGTGGCGGAAAAAAATACGCATCGACCTGTAAATGTCACAAAATTAACCATAGACCGATAAAAAAAGGAGGAAATAAATGGATTTACCAAACAGAAGACCATGTGTCACGACTGACGTTGGAGAAGGACTAGCCGTTAGTGTATCATACCACCCAGAAACTAACGAGGCGGTTGAGGTATTTGTATCTAGTAGGGGTAAAAAGGCATCTGATGGGCCCATGACAGACGCGTTATATAACTTAGGTGTTCAGGTATCGAGTATCATACAAAATAAGGAACGAATCACTTAGAAACTTGGTTGATTCGCTTCATATTAGCTTCAACGAACTCTTCAACTCTCTGCTGCTCTTCAGATTTATACTGTGAATATATGTATCTGAGCTGGCCGCCTATTGTCCGGCCTTCTTTTTTAGCAGATTGCTTGATCTTTTCGTAGACATCTATCGGTACAAGAACACTTTTCCACTTGGTTGTATCCATAATTATCTCCTTTTGTAGGATATTATGCGATTTTATATGATATTTCAAGAAAAAGCTTGTATATTAAGGATTTATTTTGTAAAATTCTAGTTGCCAAACGCATCATGGAGGCTCAAGGTTATTCTTGAGCCTTTTTTCTTTTACGGT